AAACCCGGACTGCTGGTAGATAAATCCTGCAAATTGCTGCGGAAATCCTTGGCCGGTGGCTACCATTTCAAGCGAGTCTCCGTCGGATCAGGGCAAGAGAGGTTCCGAGACGCACCCAACAAGAACGAACACTCCCACGTAGGCGATGCTTTCGGCTACCTGCTGCTGGGAGGGGGCGAACACCGCAGAATGACCAAGTCCCCACTAGGAGTCGGCGGTCAATTCATCCAACAAACTACCGCATCCACAGACTTTGACATCTTTGCTTAAATAATGATATCTGCGTGATATCATTGTATTGCTGTTTACTGCAAAAGGAATACAATTTCTTCCAAATATTTCGTTGGGAGGTTATATGGCACTCTGGGCAGCGGCTGCAATGTTTGCTGGTTCCGTTTATCAAGCAGACTCAGCAAGAAGGAATGCGGCACAAGCTAGGCGAGCAGCAGCAAAAGAGGCTGCTCAAGCGCAAGCTGCAACTGAACAGCAAATCCAGTTACAGCAAGAACAAACCAAAATTGCAACTGAGCGTTTAGCAACAGAAACAGCGCGTTATGCCGAACAAAAATCGGCATTGGAGGCGGAGTCTAAGCGAATTGCTAGCGAGTTAGAGGCGGAGCGCCGTTTGCTTGGCGAGCAAGAGTCTTCAAAAATGAGAGCAAGGATTCGTGGTGGCCGTCGCGCACTGCTTTCGTCTGAAAGATTGAATCCAGAACTCGGCGTTCTTGGCACTGGCATGGAGCTTTAACATGGCTAGGAAAAAAACATCGGCAAGGCAACGTGATATTGAACGCCTTGCAAAAAACTATCAGTCTAGTTTAAGTGCTTTGACTCCGGAATATGAATCGGTTTTTCAGAAAAAAAATGAAGCCCTTTCCGCTTATGAAACACAGTCAAAAGACTTCCAAACCAGACTGAGTGATTATCAAAAGTCACTAGAAGACTTTAAGAAAAATCCTTTTGAAGAGCAAAAAATTCAAGGAGTACCTCGCTGGAAAACGCTAAGTAAAGCTGGCTCTGCCGACCCCTACGAATGGGGGTATGTAATTGATGACAAATGGTACAGCCATAAAAATCTTCCAACAGGATATGTCGAAGAAAAGCAGTATGGAGAGTTTGCCTTAAAACAAAAAGCAGTTCCAAAGTTTGAGGAAGCTGCGCCACAAGTTGTTGATACAGGCAAGTTTGATGCTGAGTTGGAGCAAATTCAGGCAAAAAGAAATACATTAAGCGAAGGTTTTGAGCGAGAAAAATCAGAACGCAGAGCAAGTCAGCTTCGCGCAGTTAGTCAGCGATCAAGAGAGCGCCCTATGTTATCAAAAGGAGTCACACTTTAATGGATAACTTTAATAAAAAAGCCAAAAAAACGATGCGTGAAAACAAATTTGGCAGTGCGATGAATGATGCTATAGATTATGGAAAAAGACCTGACGGATCACTAAAGGGAAATGGATTTTTTGGAAAACTTAGTCGACCAGATGGAAGTGTATCAACTGAAATATCTATCGGCGTTGGAATGAATGGCAAAGAAATGGACATTCCTTTAATTGTCCCTACCCTTACCAAAAAAGAGTTAAATTATTTATTAAGTACAGACGTTGAGTCAAAAGATTTTTTTAATAATATGCCGCCATCTATTATGGATAAAGCCTATGACCATGCACAAACCCGCATAAAATCTGGTCTATCACCTTTTGCTGGGCCTAATGATATTGTGAAGTTACCTACCAAATAAGCTATGAGGTACTAGAGACGATATGGACAAGTTCGACAAAAAAGTAAAAAAGGTGATGCGTGAATACAAGTCTGGCTCACTACATTCTGGCAAAGGCGGCCCTGTAGTAAAAGACCCAAAGCAGGCACAGGCCATTGCACTGTCCGAAGCGCGCAAAGCCACTAAACAGAAAGGTTAATCATGCCACTCACCATCACAATTGAGCAGAAGGAATACAAGGAAGAAGAAGAGAAGATGCCGTCTGCAAAAGAACTAGCCATGAAGCGCAAGGCAATGAAGCTGATGGCAAAGATGCACGGGAAGAAGAAGCCCGGCAAGATGGAAATGCCTGAAGAAGAATACGAAGACGAGGACGACTGATGGCCGTTACTGAAGTCACCCTTGAATCGCTGACAACTAAGTCAAGGTTTGTTACGCAGGTTCAAAAGAACAACGCAGGTAACTACGTTGTTGCGGGTGCTGATGCGCCATCGATTATGGTGGACGTAAACCACCAGCGTAACCACGATGGCAGGGCTTGGTTTGCTTACAAAATGTACCCGGATTCAGCGCCGCTTGCGTCAGCAAGTAGCATTGATATCGTGATGGCATCAGCGTCAGGCGTGTTCCCCCACTTGACTGTTGATGCTTTGTGCCTTGGTGATGCGGAGCTTTATATTTATGAGAATGCGGTTGCGACAGGTGGCACGGCGTTTACTCCTATCAACCGGAATCGCAATTATACGACTAGCAGCCAAGTTGCCATGATTATTAACCCGACAGTTACATCGTTGGGAACGGAGTTAGACGCTCAAATCCTACCCGGCGGCAGTGGTAAGAAGTCGGGTGGCGGCACAGCAGGGTCTCTTGAGTATGTCTTAAAGCCCCTGACGAACTATTTGTTCAGGCTGACAAACGTAAATGGCACAGCACACGCTGCCCACCTTGCTCTGGAGTGGTACGAATGATGAATAAGCCTAAGAAAGAAGTCTGGGATCGTGAGCGTCCAAAGGATTTGGGTGAGCCAAAAAAGTTAAGCGAAGGACAAAAGCGCAATGCTATGCGTAGCGCGCAGAAAGCAGGCCGTCCTTATCCTAACTTGATCGATAACATGATGGCAGCACGGGGCAAGAAGTGAGCAAGTACAAAGACCCCGAAGGCGGGTTGACTGAGGCCGGGAGACGTAAGTTTGAGGCATCGGGCGAGAGTAAGAACTTGCAGCCGGGAGTCAAAGAATCGAGTCCTAGTGGCGAGAAAGCCAGACGCAAAGGGTCTTTTCTGACACGTTTTTACACCAACCCGAGTGGCCCATTGGTTGATAAGGATGGTGATCCGACAAGGTTGGCATTAGCCGCAAACGCATGGGGCGAACCTGTGCCAAGAACTGCGGGTGCTGCGCGTAGGTTAGCTGCGAAGGGCAGAAATATGCTGGATAAATACAAGCTGGAGAAAGAAAATGGCTGAGATGTCTTACATGAAAGGTACGCGCCGTAAGGTCTACCAAGGCAAGAAGATGCCTACGGATGAGATTCTGCGTCGTGCCGAGAGAGCGCAGCGGGACAAGGACTTGTTTGAGTCTTTGTACACCGATGCCTATGAGTTTGCCCTGCCCCAGCGTCAGCTATACGGATATTACGATGGTAATTCCAAGGGCGCAAAGAAGATGTCTCGCGTATTTGACGCGACAGCCATCAACAGCACACAGCGATTTGCTAACCGTTTGCAGTCAGGCATCTTCCCACCACAGCGTAAGTGGTGCAGGCTGGAACCCGGCTCTGATGTTCCAGTAGAACAGAAAGACCAAGCACAGGCCATCATGGATGTGTACATGGACAAGATGTTTACGGTCATCAAGCAGTCGAACTTTGACATTGCTATCGGTGAGTTCTTGCTGGACATGGCTGTTGGTACGGCTTGCATGATGATTCAGCCGGGCGACGATGTTATGCCTATCAACTTCATCCCTGTTCCGATGTTCTTGGTCAGCTATGAAGAAGGTGCGAACGGTCAGGTAGATAAGATTTACCGCCGTATGCGAATGAAAGCCGAAGCGATCCAGCAGCAGTGGAAGGATGCGGTGTTCTCAGACTATCTGACGCAGATGGTTGACAGCAAGCCCACAGATGAGATTGATCTGATGGAGGCAACGGTCTATGACGCAGAGCGTGGTGACTGGTGCTACCACGTTATTGAGGTCAAAACCAAAGAAGAGATTGTCTATCGTCGGATGTTGTCTTCGCCGTGGGTCATTAGCCGTTACTCCAAGGTTGCAGGCGAGGTCTATGGTCGTGGCCCATTGTTGACGGCTATGCCTGACATCAAGACGCTGAACAAAACCCTTGAGTTGCTACTGAAGAACGCATCGTTGGCTGTGGCTGGTGTGTACACAGCGGCTGACGATGGTGTTCTGAATCCTCAGACGGTCAAGATCGTGCCGGGCGCAGTCATTCCAGTGGCTCGTAATGGTGGCCCACAGGGTGAATCGCTCCGTGCATTGCCTCGTGCGGGTGACTTTAACGTCAGCCAGATCGTCATCAATGACCTTCGCGCCAACATCAAGCGTACTCTCTTAGATGAGTCGCTGCCTCCTGACAATATGTCGGCTCGTTCTGCCACTGAGGTGGTTGAGCGTATGAAGGAGTTGGCACAGAACCTTGGCTCTGCCTTTGGTCGCCTGATTAACGAGACGATGATACCGATGGTGTCTCGTATCTTGCAGGTTATGGACGAGCGCGGTCTGATTAATATGCCGCTAAAGGTCAATGGTCTGGAGATTAAGGTCAGTCCTGTAGCTCCGCTGGCTATGGCGCAGAACATGGAGGAGATTAACAACATCATCCAGTTCATGCAAATCACAGCACCGATGGGCGCAGAGGGCGCTTTGGCAGTTAAGACAGGCGAGTTGATTGACTACATTGGCGACAAGCTTGGTATCCCATCATCAATCAGGAATACAGCCGCAGAGCGCGGCTTCTTAATGGAACAACAACAGCAAATGATGATGCAGCAGCAGGCGGCTCTGGCAATGGCAGGTCAACAGCAGGCATTGATGGAAGGCCAAGCACAAGGAGCGCCGGGTGGAGTCTGATCTTCAGCATCATTTTGCGGAAGGACTCTACGCCAAAGAATACTTTTTGCCAAAAGGGTGGGCGGTTCCGCAGCACGTCCACTCTTATTCTCACCTGTCTATCTTGGCAAAAGGGGAAGTGGTTGTCGACGTAGACGGGGAACACACGTTTTACAAGGCTCCTGCCTGCATAGAAATAGAAGCGCATAAGTCACACGTCATCATTACACAGACAGATACCGTCTGGTATTGCATACACGCGACAGAGCAGGCAGAGGAGGAAGATGGAGTGATCGTGCCAAACAGGGAGGCTTATGGCAGGGTGGGATGATTTAGAGGCAATGCAGGAGTCGCTGACTCCACGGGAATCAAGTGATACGGATAAGCTGTGCTTGCGTGTCTTTGGCACAGAAGAAGGGCAGAAGTTGCTCAAGTGGTTGAGAGATACAACCGTTGAGCAGCCATGCTGGGGGCCGGGGAGTGATCCATCCTATGGCTATTTTTTAGAGGGGCGATGCTCTTTAGTCAAAGAGATTGAAGCCCGAATCAACAGAGCGAGGAACTTTTGAGCGATAACGAAACGGCAGTCGAGCCTAGTGAGTCAGCAGCAGCGGAAACCACTGGCCTACTTGACAACGTAGAGGCCAGTGAAGACAAAGCTCCTGTAGACGTAACCGAAGCGGCGGTAGAACACCGATCCGCAGAATCCATCCCCGATGACGAGCCAGTTGACCGGCCTGATTGGTGGCCTGAAAACTTTTGGAACAAAGATAACAACGAGCCAGACCTTGAAGGCATGGCTAAGTCTTGGAAAGACCTTCGCAAGATGGTATCCAAAGGCGCACACAAAGCCCCACCAGAAGGCAAGTACGACATTTCGGCATTTGGCGATAACGCAGAACAGCTAGAGTTTGTCCCAATGTTCAAAGATTGGGCGGCTGAAAATGGCGTATCCCAAGCTGCATTTGATGATATTGCAACAAAGCTAAGAGGAATTGCCGAAAACACAATAGGCGTTCCTGATGTTGATATTCAAGCTGAACGTAAGGCGCTTGGCCCCAATGCTGATGCCGTCATTAATGGCATGGTCAATTGGGCGAGAGGTCTGGTCAACAAGGGTGTCTGGTCAACAGAGGACTTTGAGGAGTTCAAGATCATGGGTGGTACAGCCCGTGGCATCAAGGCTCTTTCTAAAATCCGTGAGGCTTATGAGGGCCGAATCCCTGTTGAGTCCCAGCCAATTGAAGGCCAGATGTCTGATCTGGAATTGCAGGCAATGGTCGGTGATCCAAAGTATGAAACCGATCCATCTTACCGTCAGAAAGTAGAACGCCTATTTCAGAAGCGATATGGTTAAATAGGAGTCTCCACTCCTCCACGGAGTTGCCCCCGACTGGTTCGGGGGTTTTTTTTGCAAAAAACTATCAAAAAGACTTGCGGAATAGACAAACCTGATTACAATATGTATCCGAGGCATATCAGATGATCGACCCTCAGATGGTTGTACCCAACTGGCTGGCATCCTACTGCAAGCAACCGGCCCGCATTGCGGCTCACCGAAGCGAGAAACCTCTTTATAACTTTGTCAAAAGGTAAACAAAATGGCTATTAATCTGTCCACAGCCTTTGTAACCCTGTTTGATGCGGAAGTTAAGCAAGCCTATCAGGCTTCGGCGGTTCTCCGTCCGGCTGTCCGTATTCGTTCGGGTGTTGAAGGTTCTACTTACAAATTCCCCAAGATCGGCAAAGGTGTTGCTCAAGTCCGTATTCCACAGACTGACGTTACCCCGCTGAACGTAACTTACTCGCAGGTGACTGCAACTCTGAGCGACTACATCGCTGCTGAGTATTCGGACATCTTTATGCAAGCCAAGGTCAACTTCGACGAGCGTCGTGAGTTGGTTAAGGTTGTGTCGAACGCAATTGGTCGCCGTCAGGATCAACTGATTTTGGACGCTCTGACTGCTTCTAGCGCCACATCGGTCAGCAATGACATTGGTGGTACTGACACCAACATGAACGTCGCCAAGCTGCGTTCTGCTGCTCAGACCTTGAATGCCAACAACGTCCCAATGGATGGCCGTCACATCATCATCCATGCAAGTTCTTTGGCTTCGCTGCTGTCTGAAACCGCTGTTACATCGTCTGACTTCAACACTGTCAAGGCGCTGGTTCAGGGTGAGATCAACACGTTCTTGGGCTTTACCTTCCACGTTCTGGGTGATCGCACTGAAGGTGGTCTGATTAAAGACGGCTCGAATGACCGTACCTGCTTTGCATTCCACAAAGACGCTCTTGGTCTGGCAGAAGGCATCGCTCCAAAAACTGAGATCAACTATGTGCCAGAGAAGACTTCCTTCCTGATCGCATCGATGTTCTCGGCTGGCGCAGTTGCGATTGACGATGAAGGTATCGTCAAGATCGTCTGCCGCGAATCTTAATCTAGGGGGCTAATATGGCTTATTCTTCTACTGGTTTTGCGACCATTGGTGCATCAAAGTCTGGCAACGCGCCGTCTTTGTACTCGTATTCGACAGCAGACGCTATTGCTGACGTAAACACTAGCGGTTACTTTGATGCGATTTCCAGCATTCTGAAAGTTGGCGATGTCATTCTGGTACGTTCGTCTACTGGTGGTACACAAGCTCTGACGCTTGTGTATGTTGCCAGCAACGCTTCTGGTGTTGTGGATGTCACTGATGGTCTGACTATCACTGCGACCGACTCTGACTAATTAGAGTTTGTCACATCGGGGGCCACTGCTGGGGAAACTTAGTGGTGGCCCTTTATTACATGAGAGGCTCGTATGGCAGCAGGCGATACATCAGTTGCTATTTGTTCTGACGCATTGATCTTATTGGGTGCAAAGCCTATTTCGTCATTTAACGACGGAACAGACGAAGCGAACACTTGCGACCGTTTGTACCCTGATGTTCGGGATATGACGCTTTCAATATACCCTTGGTCATTTGCGTATAAGAAAGTCCGTTTATCCAGACTAACAACGACCCCAGTTAGTGAGTGGAAGTACGAGTATCAGATGCCCGGTGATAAGTTGGGCAATCCTCGTGCTGTATTTGAGACATCAAATTCTTACGCTCGTCCTGTAAAGCTTTGGGAAATTGAAGGAGACAAGCTTCTTACTAATTACGAAGAAGTCTATGTTGATTACCCTTATCAAACCCCAGAATACGCAATGCCACAATACTTCGTGCAATTGCTGAAGTATATGATGGCTTGGCATTTGGCATACCCAATTACTGAGCAAGAAGGAAAGACTGGCTATTGGCAAGGAGTTGCTATTGGTGGCCCATCGGAAAATGGTCGTGGTGGGTATCTTCGGCAGGCAATGAATATTGACGCGCAAGGTCAGCCACCTCAAGTCATTGAGGACTATGAACTTGTTGCAGTGAGATACTGATGGCAAGATTTATTGATTTCCAGACGAACTTTAGTACGGGTGAACTTGACCCGTTGCTGCGTTCCCGTGTGGACATCCCGCAGTATGCAAATGCGCTGGCAAAGGCTACGAACGTCATCATTCAACCGCAGGGTGGCGCTCGCCGTCGCCCCGGCACAAAGCATATCTTTGAGTTGCCGAACTCAAGTACACCATCTGTTGCCAATGGCGTTCGACTGATATCTTTTGAGTTTTCAGTCGATGACAGTTATATGCTGTGCTTTGTAGCTGGCAGGATGTATGTTGTAAAAAGCGGGGCATTAATTACCAACATCAATGGCTCTGGTAACGACTATCTTGCAGTGGCATCGATTACTGGTGCAATGTTATCGTCATTAAGCTGGACTCAATCTGCTGACACGTTGATTGTTGTCCATCCAGATTTGCAGCCAATTAAGATTGTGCGTGGCGCTACTGACGCAAGCTGGACAGCAACGACAATTACGTTTGATTCAATCCCGAAATATGCTTTTGCTCAAACATTCAACAATCCGGTAAGCTTATTAACTCCATCTGGAGTTAGCGGGAATGTTGTTTTAACGTCTCAAGTTACTGGAACTGCACAAGCAGGAACGGCAAGCACGATTACATTAGATGCCGCTGCATCTGAAGTTGATGATATTTATGCCAACTTCACAATTTCCATAACAGATGGAACAGGCTCTGGGCAAAGCAAAACTATCTCTAGTTACGTCGGGTCAACAAAGGTTGCAACAGTATCGTCCAATTGGACAACAACCCCAGACAATACATCCAAGTTCAGGATCACGAAAAGTGTATTCCATGATGGAAGGTCTAGTACGGCTCAGGCTGGCACTGCTAGTACGATTACGTTAGATGCTTCAGCGTCTGCTGCTGCTGATATTTATAACGGGTCAACCATTACAATCACAGGTGGCACTGGTTCCGGCCAAATAAGAATAATATCTAACTACGTTGGATCAACAAAAGTTGCGACTGTTTCTTCAAACTGGACAACGACTCCTGATAGCACATCACAGTTCACAATAACAAGTCAGGTTGACCAATATATAAACGTAAGCCCTCAAGGTCGAGCAAGGATTTCTAAATATATTAGCGCAACGTCCGTTGAAGCAATTGTTGAATTTCCATTTTTTAATACGCAAACAATTGCCTCCGGCGACTGGGAACTGGAAACTGGTTATGAAAATGTCTGGTCATCTGCACGAGGCTGGCCTCGCAGCGTATCGTTCCATGAAGGTAGGCTCTACTTCGGCGGCGCTAAGTCACGCCCGTCTACGATCTGGGGCAGTAAGGTGGCCTTGTTCTTTGACTTTAAGCCGTCTGAATTTTTGGATGATGATGCTGTTGAAGCTACCCTTGATACTAATCAGCTTAATATTATTGTTGATATTATCTCTGGTCGCGACTTGCAGGTCTTCACGACAGGTGGCGAATTTTACGTTCCACAGCAAGGCACAGACCCGATTACTCCGCTGACGTTTACGTTTAAACAGGTCAGCCGAAATGGTACAAAGACAGGTACACGAGTTGAAGCTTTGGAGTCAGGCTCGCTGTTTATCCAGAAGCAAGGTAAGGCTCTTAATGAGTTCTTGTTTTCTGACACTCAGCTGACTTATATATCGCAGAGGATATCTTTGCTGTCCGGGCATCTGTTAAAGAACCCTAGCCGTATGTCTCTGCGTAGAGCGACATCTACTGACGAAGGGGATTTGCTGCTGCTGGTAAATGCGACCGATGGCTCTATGGCGGTTTATTCCGTATTACGTTCCCAGCAGATTGTGGCTCCATCAGAGTTTACAACTGACGGAGAATTTCTTGATGTGAATGTCGATGTCACACAAATTTATACAGTTGTTAAACGAGTATTTAATGGCACGACTCGGTACTTTGTTGAGTTGTTTAGCAATGATCGCTTTACTGATTGCGCCTTTACTGGTGGTGTCGCAAGCACTGCTACTGGCTTACCACATATTGGCAAATCGCTAAATGTCATTTGCGATGGTGTGCCACAGGGTAATGAGACAGTAAGTGCTGGTGGTTCTGTTACTTTTGACCGAGCGTCGACAACCAACTATGAAGTCGGGTTGCCCATAACGGTGTACCTAAAGACCATGCCGGTTGAGGTCAAGTTGCAATCTGGTACAAGGATTGGATTTAAAAAGCGTATTGTTGAGGTCAATGTCATTGTCAATGAGTCTCAGCATTTAAATATTAATAACCAGCCGGTTCCGTTTCAAAACTTGGATAACCCATTGCTTGATATTGCGATTTCTCCATTTACCGGCATTAAACGTCTAAACGGTATTCGTGGGTATAGCCGCGATGCAGTCATTGAAGTTACGCAGACTTTGCCTCTTAAGTTGACGTTGCTTGGTCTTGAGTACAAAGTTGCTGTGAATCAGGGGACATAAATGATCGGCCAATATTCAGGTGGAATCGGCACTCCATACACACCTAGCAACGCGTATCCCGGTGCTGCAACTTCTTATGGAAACCCAGCCGCTGCGACAATGGGTGCTGCTGCGGTTAGCGGTCTTATCTCTGGCATTGCGTCAGCTTATAGCCAGCAGGCTGCTGGATATTATCAGCAAGCTGGATACGCTGTTCAAGCTCAGGAAAATCTGCGGCTGGCTGGTCTTAGGGCGGATAAGGTAGTTGAGTATGGTGAGGCTGCGTATGAGCGTAATTTGCTCAAGATTGAATACGAGACGCTGAACTATAAAATCCAAGCAAACACCTTGCTTAAAGGTTTGCGACAAGCAAATGCAACGGCATTGGCTCGTGGGTATGCGTCTGGTGTTGTTGGCACTCAAGGTTCCATTGAAGGCATCCGTGGCGTTAATGTCCGTGAGGTGTATCAGGATGTTGGCATTAGTGATCTTAACGCAATGACGGCCCGTATATTGGGACTGGAAGACGCAACTGCTATGTTGAAGGCATCATACGACAGTGCCTTTTATGATCGAGAGGCAGCAATTGCAAATGCAGGCACATTGCAAAGCACTGGTGAAATTGCTGTTCAGAGTGGTGGTCTATTGGCTGGAGCGCAGGTACAACAATCCATCTCTAATTTTGCTATGACTTACCCTTTCCAATACAGTAATATTTTTGGTGGCACTTAATTATGGCTGATCGTATTCAAAGACTAGAGTCTGGCAGGACGCAAGTTGCTGGCATATCTAATTTGCCGCAGCCAAATCTTAATTTTGGACAGCGCCGCCCAGAAGTAGAGTTCCAAGCACAAGCCGACTACGCGACAAACATTTCTCGCGTCTTGTCTAACCTGTCAAATAGTATGTTTGGTCAGGCCGAGAAGCTTGCTGACGTAGCAGGCGCTCAGTTTACGGCTCAGAACCCGCCTACCCAAGAACAGCTTGTTGCCATGAGTCAGGGCAATGCTGGCAAGTTTAAGCAAGAATTTACTTTAAATGCCTTTTCTGCTGCGGTGCAAAAGTACCGGGCAAACGAATTGTCGGCTCACGCTGAAATTGAACTTATCCAAAAAGCCAATGAAGTTCAGCAGAACATTGAGCTTGGTAGAGACAAAAACGGCATTGCTTATCAAGTAAGCACAAAGAAGATTGCCGAAGAGTTTAAAGCCATGACGGATGGTTGGAGTTCGTCTTTGGCTCAAGTCAGCCCAGATGCCTCGTACAAATACAGAGCCACTGCTGCTACCCATGCCAACAGATTAATTGTTAATGCTGCCAAGAAAGAGAATCAATTAGCTTTAACAGTAAACAAAGTAAAAATTGGTTCGGATGTAGACAATCAGTTTACAAGCACCATTACCAATATTATTAAAGGTGGTGATGTATATAGCCAGCGAGATGGCAGATATATAACCGTCAATGAGCAAATTGCCGCAGAGCGTAATGCTTTGGTTAGTCGCTCTTTAGCCTTGGCTGGTGCTGATGGCGCTCAGTATGCAGTTGAAAGAGCAGATGCTATTGAGAAGGCAATCAAGCAAGGTATCCTTGAGGAGGCAGTAATCTCTCGTCGCGCAGATATTGGTGGTGATTTGGTTACGCTGACAACTCTGATAAGAGAAAAGCGGTTGCCGTCAGACCTGCAAAACATATGGGATAGCCTGACAATTCCGCAGCAAAAAGAAGCGCGGGATAAGATGGTAGCTCAATACCAGCAAATGATTGATATCAAGGCTAAAGATAGAGACTTTGACAAGCAAGACAAAACTATCTTAGCCAACACGCTTACGATGCAGTTTCTTGACAAAAACACTACTGATGTTGATAGGGTTAGGATTGCTGGCGAATTGCGAGAAATATCTAGTTTGTATCCGGAAATCATATCTGCAAAAGCAATTGAGGTTGATTATCCAAAATACTTAAAAGAAGAAGTTGAGGACAATTACGTCAATGTTGCAAAACTTGAAGACAAGTTGCGTGGGAAAGACCCAACATTAAGAACTACAGAAGCCATCATTACTTGGGCCGGTTCTAATGGAATTAAGCCAAAGACGGCGCTGGAGATTGCTGGACGTTATTTGCCTAAAGATGTAAAAAATCAGGATATTGTCCTAAAGCAATTGGATGTTGAGTTTTTAATTCGTACAAAGCAAGTCGATCCATTAACTAAAACCCCAATCCGTACAGTTGCTGATGCACAGCGTTCGTATGAGATTCGCGGACTTAGTTTAGTTGATGCCCCAGATACATTATCTGCTTTGCTTGCAGCCAAACCTGAAGAGCCAGATGATGATGCTGGCGCTGTTGCAACAATAGTAGATCAAATTGACAACAATTTAATTACTTCGGCTAACGGTGTTTTTGCTGCATCAAGAGGAAAAAGGATTAAGTCAGAAACGGTTATTAGTTTGGGCAAGCGGGTTGGTGATCGCAAATTGCAACTTCAAGTATCGGCAAGAGCTGGCGGCGATGATATGGCTAACTTGTCTGGGTCAAGCAATCCAGCGACTAAGACTAGAATTAAGCTTGAAGGGCAAGAAGCCATATTGGCGGAACATGAAAAGATGGTTAGTAATTGGAAAGAGGATGGAGGTAAGGGAACCCCACCCACCATTGAAGATGCAAAGCGCGTTGTCACAAAAAGGTTTAATGAGCAGGAAGAGCAAAAGAAGATAGAGAACACAAGGTCTAGTCTTAGCACTAATTATGGAGTCAATGGTTCTGTTTTGCCAAAGTCGGTTAAAGATGCCAAGATTGATCTAGTATCAATTGAACCCAAGTTTAAATCTGGGAAAACAGTTGAGGTTACGGACGATTACCGCAAGGCATTGCAGGATAGTCTGAAAAGAGGTGGCGCATCTCAGTCGGAGATTGATTCAATTGTTACGGCAATAATCCAGCAGCAAGTTTATATTGAGACAATAAACCGTCGCAGGAGCGCAAGATGATGGATGACGATTTTAAATACTACGGCGAGTATTCGTACTTCCGTGAATATCCTGATGCTCCTGACCAGAATGAAATTATGGACGGGATGCAGCTTGCTATGGGCGCTCGTGGTCAGTCAGCAGAACAAAGGCAGAAGTTTGAAGGCCAGACAATGGTTGACTATATTGGCAGCGAAGCCAAGGAGTCAGCAAAGGTTGTTGGTGGCGGTATGGCAGACATGGGCGCAGCTACAGTCAAAGGCGTTGTTCAGGGATTTGCTGGCCTGCCCGGTGACATTGAGTTAATTGGCAGGGCTGTTACCGCTATTTTCAATCGTGGCGGTGATGAGACTAAAGTTCAAGCTTTCTTGCGTGGCCTTCAGGAAGAAACAATATTGGCAACTACTGAAGACGTTAAGAAATGGCTTGATACTAATGTCGGTAAGGTTGGCAAGGGTGACAGCCCCTACGAAACAATTGGCGAGGTAATGGCTCCCGGTGGCTATGTAAAGGCTGGCAAGAACATTGCCCAAGGCGTAAAGGTTGTAGCCAAAGAAGCCGCACCTATTGTCGGTGAAGCTTTTGAAAAGTACGCAGCTACAACAGGATTGACGAGCTACATTGTACAGCCCAAGCGCAGTCTTGGAACCTTGGTTAACAAGCTTGAGTCTGGGACTATGGATGAGCAATCATACATAGAAGGCACAAAGTTGCTTAATGATGCTTTACAGAAGCGACCAGAAAAAGTTACCCCAGATGATTTGGTTCGTGGCGCGGATCACGTTACTAGCAGGCTACTTGCATCACTAAGCCCAACAGCTAAAATTCAGCTTCAAGAGCCAACAGTAAGATTTGCTAAGTGGTTATTAGACAATAATCCACAGCTTGCGAATGAGCTTGCAATCTCCATAAGGGCTGGAAGCAAGCAAAGTTCTGCGGCTGGTAAATATACTACGGATACAGGTGATAATTTAATTGATAGGGTTGCTACTATATTTGCAAGCGGCGCAAGGGAAACCACTGCTGTCCATGAAATATTGCACCATACAGAACAGATGATGCCAATTGAAGTTCAGAATGGAGTTACTGACGCATGGACTAAGGGCTATTTAAAAGCATTTAAAGAAGCAACGCCAGAAGTTAAGGCTTATTTAAAGTTTATTCCTAAAGCAATAAACGGCGATAGCAATGCTCGAAAAGAAATCTTGAATGGATTTAAGAATGGTGTTTTGAATTACGAAAAACATTACCAGTTTGTAAATCCATCTGAATATTGGGCTGTCAATGCAACAAGGTTAATGCAGTCAAGGTATGAGGCTGGCTCATGGATTGGCAAAGCTAAGGTTTGGCTTGGTGAATTTACAGAAAATGCGAAGGGTGCATTTGGTTTGCAATCTGATGCCCCAGTTCTAAAAGGATTGAAGTCCGTTGTTAAAGGAACTGGTGAATTGCAAACTGGTATGTTGGTTCGCAAATCAAATGTTTCTAAATCTGCCAATCGTGTAAGGGAACAAAAGGTTAAACAAGAGAAGACAATTTCCAACATTAAAAAAGGCGCAGCAGTAACAGCAACAGGCGCAGCACTCACTGGTGACGAAGGACAGAAATAATGGCTATCAACAAATCGCTTGAGGCTCGGCTAAACAGCGTTCTGGCTCCAGAGAATATTGTCGGCGAGGCTGTCAAGCCTGCGACAAATGAACCGACAGAGGGTATGCCTGTCCAGCAAAACCTTGAGTTTCCTGAATACGAACAGGAAGCTGGCCTTGGTATTGGTCTTATTAAAAGTACGCTAACTCCTAAAAAAGCCTTAAAGCCTCTGCTTCAGAAAGGCGCTCGTGCCACTCCTGATCCAAAGATTGTCGCTGACCCACCGCCGATTGCGCCACAACCTGCCGCTGTTACCCCAGCGCCAAAACCTGCGGCAACAACAACGACTACTAAACCAAGCATTGCGCCTGTGCCGTTAGACGAGACTCAGCGTCTTGTTCAAGAGCGTAAGGCAATGGAAGGTGCTGGCCCTGCTGCTGGCCCACGAGAAACACCAATTAGTAATCTTGCTTTTGACAATGAAGGACTGCAAGCGACTATCCGCACGATGGCAGAGAACTCGGTCAAGAGTGATCCATCCATGTCGCTGCGTTCCATCAAGATGAGGATGATGAATGCTGGTGTTCCTGAGAACATTGCTGGCCGTATCCTTGAGGGCTTGCCGATTGAGTCTACTGTTGGTTCGTCTGAGTTGGCAAAGACAATCTCTGGCGTGGTTGAGTTGCATGACCAAAGCGCAAAGCAGCTTGATGGCTTAATGGAGAAGATGGCTGCTGGTCAGCTAGACCAAGCAGGCCAGCTAGAACTCCGTCAGCAGATGGCGTTCCACAATGTCATTGCCAGCACAATGAAAGGCGTACAGGTTGACGTTGCCCGTTCTATGAACGTGTTTAAGCGCGTCAAAGATGGTGGCCCCGGTTTCCGTCCTATCGACATGAGGGCAATTCTTGATGAGGTCGGCGGTGAAAAGGCACTGCTTCAAATTGCCAATGATTACATTGCATTGCCGAACCGCAAGGGTAAGAACCAGCTTATTGAGGTTGGCCTTGGTAAGCGGTTGCGTGATGCGTGGATTAATACATGGCAGTCAAACCTGCTAACCGATATTGCGCCTCATGCAGTCAGCTTTACCTCGGGTGTATTGAATACAGCCCGTGCTCCGGTTGAGCGTCTGTTTGCTATTCCTGTGGGTGCAGCAAGGGAAGGTGTTGCTCACGCTACAGGCAAGGCATCCTCTGGTGAGCGATTCTATTTGTCTGACTTGCAGGCACGGTTATCTGGCTTTTTCCCCGGTGTTGTTGACGCATGGGTAACGCTGGCAAAAGGTGGCCCAAAAGTTCAAGTGCCAAGCATGGGCGTGGACTTTACTTTGCCAACACCATTTAGCAAAGACTATGGATTGCGTTCATCAGCCAAAGGTGATGCTGTTGTAGCGCCATTGTCTGGTGCGGCATTTAGTGATGTGCCTGTTCGCTTGCCGTTTAGCTCCAAAGAACTGTTCCGTACTCCTGACTTTACTAGCGGCTTTCTAGGTAAAGGTTTGGACGCAATGGGTTATATGTACAGCGTTCCATTTAGGGCAATGAGAGCAGCAGATGATTTTATTGGCATGACTGTTTCCCGTATGCAAATGCACGAGGAAGCATGGCACATTGCTCAAAATGAATACGATAAGTTTGTTGCTGCTGGGTCAACTGCTGATGATGCGCTTGCCGAGACACAGCGTGTTGTAGCTTCGTTCTTGGATGAGCGTCCAGCATCATTGCAAGCCAATATGGACAAGGCTCGTCAGCAAGCCACGTTTACTGAAGACTTTAACCGTGAGACTAAGCTTAATGAGTTTTACTGGAAAACAGACCAGTTATTCCAAAGCACAGTATTAAAGCCATTCTTGCCATTCTCTCGTGCGATTACGCAGGAGTTCTTGCATACGGCAGCGGCAACTCCCGGCATGAACGTGATTAGCCCTAAGTTCTGGGACGCATGGAATGCTGGCGGCAAGGAGCGTGATCTGGCATTTACCCGCTTGGCCTTGGGTGGCATGGCTGGCTATACCGCATTGCAGTTTGCAACAGACAACCGACTGACTGGTTCTGGCCCTTCTGACTTTAATGACCGTAAAGCATTGGAGGCATTGGGTTGGCAGAAGTATTCCATTGTCTTTGGCCCCGGCGAGATTAATCCAGATGTTGCTGATAGGCTGGCTAAGATAACCAAGGTCACTCCCGGTCAAGGTAACTTCAGCGGCTACACTTTTGTCAGCTATGCCCGGTTTAGCGTGTTTAGTCCGGTCTTGGCTTTGGGTGCTGACTTTGCCGATGCTCAGAAGTTCCACGTCGGTAAGCCAGATGAAGATGACTGGTCAAAGTTAGCACTTGCTTATGCTGGCTCCAATATGGAGTACCTCAAGAATCTTCCATCAGCACAGGCTATCGGTGATCTGGTCAACATTCTCAAGAGCAAGCATGAGGATGGCGGTGAAAAGGTTTACGATTTCTTTAATAAGATCGGCAAGCAGTATCTGGATGTCTTGTACACCGGCACACCAATCCTTGGCTCAACCAATGCGTCAGCCATTGCCCACATTGAGCGCCTAAATGACCCGCTTATTCGGTCTACCCGCACTGACCAGATGAATTCGCCGGAGCATATCCGCATATTCTACGAGCAGCTTAATCGGGTGAAGAGCCGTATGCCCGTATTCTCTGAGGGACTGCCTGCCGAGCTGGATGAGATTGGTCGCCGCCGCTATGCCGAGAACAATATGTTTGAATTTACGGCAAATGCCATCCCCATCATCCAAGGCACAAAGGGTAAGCGTGATCCTTTCATGGAAGCAATGGTTGCTATCGACCACGGCGTATCCAAGCCTAGAGATACATGGGATGGCGTAAGGCTCTCAGGGCCGCAATACAACCGCTACAAGCAGCTTTACGGGCAAGAGATAAAGATTGACCCATCCTTGATTGTCGAGACGGCAGCAGGCGCTCCTATGAACTTGGAGACGGCATTGCCATACTTGCTTAAAGAACAAGAGAAGTACGCAATTGAGAACGGTCAGACCTTTGGCAAGGGTGATGCCCAGAAGTTTGCTGATAGCGTCATCAAGAAATACCGGCGTATTGCCAAACTGAGAATGATTGGTTTTGATCCTAGTCCAGAGCTTGGTCAGACAGAGGTTCCTGATATGACTGAGTACGGATTCTTGGACGAGCGAGTTGAGTTCCCAGAGTTGGGCGCAGCTATTGACAAGACCAAAAAGTTCTATAGCTTATACGGCAAGTAAATATATAATTTCGCAAAGGTAATTTATTATGGCTAGCTACGCAATATCAAATGTGCCTCGTAGGGTAGTCTATGCCGCAAGTGGTGTAGGGCCATACGCTTTTACGTTTGAAATATTGACGCAGAATGACATTGCGGTCTATGAAGGCGACACGTTACAGACGCTGACAACAGACTACACAGTTACAATTAATGCAAATGGTACTGGCTCAGTCACTTTAGTTTCTGCTGCATCCGACAACATTACCATTGTCGGCTCAAAGACAATCCAGCGCACCACTGACTTTACTACGGGCGGCGACTTCTTTGCCAACACCCTCAATGATGAGTTGGACGCTCAGACAATCTTTATCCAGCAGATCGCTGAGACAGCAGAGCGCGGGTTAAAAGCACCCGTCACTGATCCTACTGATGTCAACATGACCCTGCCTAGAAAGGCAGATCGTGCAAATAAGTTCTTGGCGTTTAACTCCGTTGGCGATCCAGTCCCCGGTCAAACACCGCCAGAGCTAGACACCATTTACAACAACATTAGTTACATTGAAACCATTGGCTCTGACTTAGCTGGAACAGGTTTTGGTTATGACCTTGGCAATGTTTCTGATTCTGCTAGTGGTGCTCCTGCTGGCACTCCAGATGGTTATATCATTGGCGTATATAACGCATTAGATGACATCGTTGCAATTCAAGATGACACAGCAAACATAGCGACAGTCGCCGGGATTTCTTCTTCGGTTACAACTGTCGCTGGTATTTCAGGCAACGTAACTACTGTTGCAGGAATATCTGCCAACGTGACTACGGTTGCTGGCATAAGCGCCAATGTAACTTCGGTCGCTGGTATTTCTTCAAGTGTGACTACTGTTGCTGCAAATATTGTTGACGTTCAAAATGCAGAAGAAAATGCTGATGCCGCTATTGCCGCACAAGCTGCCGCTGAATCTGCAAGGGATGCCACACTAGCAGCACTTGATAGTTTCGATGATCGTTATCTTGGAAGCAAAGCGTCTGATCCAACATTAGACAATGATGGCAATGCACTTGCTGCCGGTGCTTTATATTTTAATAGCACAGATAACGTAATGAAAGTCTATACAGGTAGCGCATGGGTAGCGGCTTATGCTTCCTTGTCTGGTGCTTTGCTTGTTGCAAACAACTTATCTGACTTGTCTAGTAATGTGTCAGCAAGGACAAACCTTGGACTTGGTAGTATTGCAACTCAAAGTGCTGCATCGATAAGCATTACTGGTGGCTCTGTGGACGGCACTACTATAGGCGCATCAACGGCTGCGGCAGGAACATTTACTGACTTGACTGTCACTGGGACATTCGATTGCGGATCAATTGTATAAGGAATAGATATGGCAACCACTCTTAAATTGCGCCGTGGTACAACAGCAGCGCACTCAACATTTACTGGCGCTGCTGGTGAGGTAACAGTAGACACGGACAAAGATGTAGTCGTCGTCCATGACGGCACTACCGCTGGTGGGTTCCCAGCAGTCAGAGCTGGTGGCACAGTGACTGCTTCAGCCGGTACTGTTTCTGCCCCAGCAATCACTACGACTGGAGATACGAACACAGGCATATTCTTTCCTGCTGCGGATACGATTGCGTTCTCCGAGAACGGTGTTGAGTCAATGCGTATTGACTCTTCTGGACGCCTTGGAATTGGTACAGTCTCGCCTACAGAACTACTTCAAGTAAATGCCGGAGCTGGAGCAACAGCCCGTGCAATTGTTGGTGGTGGAAGCACAGCAGTTTTGGTTATTAATGGTGATCGCGATAACTCTGGAGATACGAATACAGAAGACGCTTCATTGCTTTTTAACGTCGATGGTTCTTATAGTAATTCCTTGAATAGTGGTTTGGGTAGTAACGGCTTTCGTCTTGGATTGTTAAATGGCTCAGGAACTAGCGCATTAACTTTTGTTAGCGTAGCCGGAAATGCTGATTCGGAAGTAATGCGTATTGACTCAACTGGCAAATTAGGTCTTGGAACAAATGCGCCAACCGAATCACTTCAGGTAAGTAAAAACCAAGCTGCTGGCACAGGAATTCTTGTTGAGAATGGATTAACAAATGCAGCCGCATATTCAAGTGTTTCCGTTGGGGCTGATGGCGGCAATGCAATTCTTAACGTAAATTCTTCATTAGGGTCAACGTCTGCACTTCTTGGTGGAGGAAACGGAGCTGGTTTATATACTACATCTGGACTTTCTGGTGGCTTGTCAGTTGGAACTTTTGCTGGCCCTTTGAAATTCTTTGCTGGGTCTAGCACTGCTGAACATATGCGTATCGACTCCTCCGGCAACGTGGGAATTGGTACAAGTTCCCCTCAAGAATTATTAGAATTATCTGCAAGCAATAATGGCATAACAGCAGGAACAGCGCCAAACAACACACTTCGTTTTAATGATGCTGATGTATCAACTGCATCTGGACAGCCAATTGGTCGTTTAGAGTTTTATGGAAATGATACTGGTAACGAAAATGTAGTTGCATACATTGACGCAAGGGCTGCCGGAACAAGTGGCGGAGGTTTTTTTGTTTTTGGTACTTCTGCAAGTGCAGGCGGGGCTGCGACTGACGCATTTACTATGTCAGTTACTGGCGGCATAGGAATCTCACGAACAGCAGTAACATCTCCAGTATCAAATGATGGCAACGTCTTTTCAGGTACTTATACACCGTCTCTGTCTAATACAACAAACATTACATCAAGTACAGCATTTACTAGCCAATATATGCGGGTCGGAAATGTTGTGACTGTATCTGGTCGAGTAACGATAGACCCGACTGCAACTGGGTCAATAACACTTGGGGTTAGTTTGCCAATTGCATCAACATTTACAGCTCAACAACAGTGCTGTGGAGTTTCATCAAGCCAGCAAAATGACCCTTTGGGAATTGTTGCAGATGCTACTAACTTACGCGCCAGCTTTATTGGTGTTGTTAATGATGCGGCAAGCAGGACTTATTCCTATTCATTTACTTACCAAATAATTTAATATGAACCATACACTTACATTTTGGACTCCGCCAGATGCGGAACATAAGCTCATCATTACTTTTGATGACGAAACAACTAAGGAATACACGCAAGCGGATAAGGATGCGTACCTTGCCGATTACCCAGATCGTGCTGCTGATGTCGTGGCAATGGGCTGGTAATGTTTATCCTGACCATAATTACTCTTGTCATCGGCATTTTATGGTTGGCTGTATTGAAATCACTTGAAGGTATTGAATTGGAGTGATGCGGTGGAAGACTTAATTACAAAGATTGCCGTTGGCATTGGCGGTATTGGCGCTGGTGCATGGGGTATGTATCAGAAGATCAAGGCCGACAATCGCAGCAACAAAGCTGCTGATGCTACGGACGCTGCATGGCAACAGGTCATCACTACTCTGCGTGAGGAAGTCACACGCCTGTCAGAGAGATTGGCTACTGTTGAGGAGCAGAACCGTAAGTGCGAGGAAGCCAATGATGCCTTGCGCGACGAGATCATTGCAATGAAAAAGCAACTGCACCTGTTCTAATATGTGGATCCATTAACCCTACTCGCTGCTGCCAATGCTGCTGTTGCTGCCGTCAAGAAAGGATGCCAGCTATACAAGGACATCAAGGGCGCAGCAGGTGAGGTTAAGGATGTACTCGATGACCTGAAGTCGCAGTTCCAGAAGATACCGAATCCGAGTAACGCGCAGAAGATTCAGTACAACGAAGAGGTCGCAAGGGTACAGGAGATTGCTAAGGCTGATCCGAATGATGTGTTCTTGCGGATTGGTAATGACCTTGGTGGATTGATGGATGCTTACGATGCCATTGGCAAAGCATTCATCCAGCAGGAAGCAGAAGCAAAGGAAGTGTACACAGGCACAGACTCAATAGGTAAACGTGCGCTGAACCGAGTCATCATCAGGGCAAGGCTGGATGCCATGATCGTTGAGCTGCGTGAGACGATGGTCTACAAAGCACCACCTGAGCTGGGTGACTTGTGGACGAAGTACGAGAAGATGTGGAAGCAGATCATTGTCGAGCAGGACGAAGCGCACAAGCGTGAGACATCGCGGTTGCAGCAGGAAAGATTGAATAGGCGTAGGTTACTGAGGAAGCGGAAGGAATATGCAACATGGTTTGGCGCAATCCTTTTCGTCGTAGTGTGGCTCCTCGCCGTGTTAGTTCTAATTCGGGAGAGTCAGACGTATCGTTCGCTCTCGTACTATGTGTATTAGTTATGGCTCTGACGTTTGTCATTGTCATACCGCTGCTAGGCTTTATGTACATGGACATGAATAATGCTATGAATGCGGCAGTGCATGAGGCGAAGAGGATGCGAGAACTACGCAAGCAAATTATTGAAGAGAGAATGAAAGGTGAGTAATGCTAACACTTGAACAACTCAAACAGATGCTTCCAAGGAATCCTTATGTTGCTGACTGGCACGAGGCATTGTCCAAGCTGCTACCAGACTACGATATCAATACTCCCCGCAGGATCGCTGCCTTCGTAGCGCAGTGCGCCCATGAGTCAGGTGGGTTCATGGTATTGAAAGAGAACCTGAACTACAAGCCTGCGACTCTCCGTAAAATTTTCCCCAAGTATTTCCCCACCGACGCAATAGCAAATGACTACGCCTCAAGACTCAACAAGCAGATGCACATCGCTAACCGTGCGTATGCAAATCGTATGGGTAATGGCGATGAGTCTAGTGGTGATGGCTGGCGTTTCTGTGGTCGTGGTCTTATCCAACTTACCGGACGTAATAACTATCAAGCATTTGCTGACAGTCTGGAGATGAACATCAACGATGTGCCTGAGTACCTTGCCACGTTTGAGGGTGCTGCTCAGTCTGCCTGCTGGTTCTGGGAGACGAACAATCTGAACAAGTGGTCTGATTCTGGTGACATCAAGGAGCTTACCCGTCGTATCAATGGTGGCTACATTGGGCTGGAGGATAGGATCAAGCACTACAACCATGCCTTGCATATCATGGGAGCGCACTGATGCGGTGGCTGATAATCCTGCTGGCACTGGCTGGATGTGAGCAGAGCTACCGGTACCCTTGCCAGAACCCTGACAACTGGATGAGTAAGGAATGTCAGAAGCCAATCTGTGAAGTAAACCAGACTTGCCCTGACCATATTTTTGCAGACCAAAAACGCATGGAGCCGTGGATCAATGGCGGCAAGGTAACGACAGAATCGAAGGAAGACAAAGGGGGGAGGAATGACTGTGCTAAATAAAATTGCTGATCGGATGCTTGATCGTGGGACGCTGTACACCACTGACGAACTGATGGCTCGACTGAAGTTCATCATCGGTATCTGCCTGACGCTGACATTGATGGGGATCATCTTCACGATTCTGTACTCGGTCATCTTCGTGACCCAGCCACTCAAGGGTATCTCGCCGATTGACCAGAAATTTTTTGAAGTCATTATCCCGGTGGCATCATTCCTCTGTGGCATCTTGTCAGGCATCATGCTTAACGGCACAGACCAAGGCCAGATGGATGTGATGAAGACCACGATGGCAGGCTTTAAAGAGGCCAGCGCACAGGCTGCGAAGCCACCTGCTCCGATGCCTGAGTCTGCCCCATCGGCTGCGCCTGTGGCTGCTGCTGGCCGTCCAACACCACCTGCTCCTGTCTTTACTGGCGAACCTGTGGCACAGCAAGCTGCTGGCGTAGGCTTCGATGGTAAGAAAGCCCCACCACCCGCACCTGAACCGGAGGTTTAATCATGCGTAATGTAATCGTACTTGCACTATTTGCTGCATTTAGTTTGAATTCCTATGCTGGTGGTGAGATGAAAGAAGTCTGCCACATGGAGAAGGACAAGGCTGGCAAGGAGAAGAAGGTCTGCAAGACCATCAAGGTACACAAGAAGCTGGAAGGTAAGAAAGTACCGGGGCAGAAATGAACATCGCCTATACTGCGCTGGCTGTCATCATTGCTGCTGGGGTAGCTGGCGCTTATGGGTATATGCGAGGGGAGGAGTCAGGCCGCTTGCAGGTACAGGCTAAGTGGGATGCTGAACGTGCAGAGCTTGAGTCTATCCATGCCCGTGACCAGCAGATTGCACGGGAGCGAGAGAAGCTGATGCAGCAGACCGCAGACCGATTGAGACAGGAGAAAGACCGTGAGACACGCGATCTTAATAGCCGGGTTACTGCCCTTAATAACAGCCTGCGGGAGCGCCCGAGTCGCACCTCCGACCCGATCAGTACCGTGCCCAGTACCGCCAGTGCTGGATGCGCCCCCACAGTATGTACTGGAGCAGGACTTTCTAAAGAGGATGGAGAATTTCTTGCAAGGGAAGCTGCCCGAGGAGCCGAAGCCGTCGTCCTCCTCAAGCAATGCCAAGCCCAGTACCAATCCTTAATCCCTAAGTAACCCGCTTGAAGTAGTCAGTCGGGATATGGACAACTGGTTCTATATCCTGACTGTCTCCCCTGTCCTTTCTTCCTCCGACTCCGTAGGTTACATCGCACCAGCCCTGTGTGTGATAAAAAATACCGTCGCTCCACTTGACGATGACTAGGAACTTGCCGCCGATCTCCTGTGCCATTGCCTTGCCGTGCATCCACTTGTGCATTGACAGCATCAGGGTTGGGTACTGACTGCGAGGATTGTTGCGGCACTTGAGTTCAGCAAATGCCTTGGCTTCTCCTCGCTTGGTCAGCATCCAGTCCACATGGTAGGCACGAGGCAGCTTGTGGAAGTCCACTTCCCACATGAGGAACAGTGCTTCCTGTACTTCCTTCTCGCGCTGTAGGTCAGCGTCTGTCTCATAGATTGGGCGCATTCTTTTCCTTCAGCTTGGCTTCAATGGCACGAACTGTATCTACCCAACCCGGTGGAAGCCTGACCGCTCCCGGCAACAGCGACATAATCTCCTCATCCGTCAGCCCCTGCCATTCTTTTGGCAGGTTGTATTCATGTTTAACGAAAACCATTTTGTCTGGGTCTGTTGGGTGTGGTTTAAGTGGCATTGTTCTTCTCCTTTAGCTTGGCTTCAATGGCACGGGCATATTTCAATGTGTCGAAATAGCAGTTAGTAACGTATTGCTCTGCCATTGCTTCGTATTCCTCATCCGTCAGCCCCTGCCATTCGCGCTGTGGTGGGGCGGTGTAGAGTGGCTTCGTGTACGTTTTCGTTTTGTATGCACTGAAATCTCGCGAAAAGTCGGTAATTAGACCGCCAACTGTCCACGCCACCGGCTCCGGTTCAGGCTGCGCGAGTCGGGCGCGGAGGGTTTCGATGGCAGTCACGCAAAGATGAATAGCGTGTTCATCAACCCCATTGTCCCAATATCCCAACGCATCCAGTACCTGCTGCGCTTCCTCGCGGGTTAGTGTAATCATGATGTCACCCCGCAAACTTTTTCCATATAAGCGACATACAGTTCCGCTGCGTTTGCAAATTCGCGCGGGTCACCGTCCAAAAAGTAACCGACCTCGCTATCCTTCCACCCAGAGTAAATGTCGCCGTATCGCTGACGTTTTGTTATGGTTTCTTTTTGAATACCTAATCTTTCATTGCGATACATTCGTCGTGCGC